TCCATTACGCTCATCAAACTGGAATCTTAACTGTTCCGAGATGTTGTATGGCAAGTAAGTAATGTTGCACTCTATCTGTATTCCGTGTTCAAAGCTATCTACAATTATATTAGACGCTTTAGTCCTAGGATCATAATTAACAATTTGTGTTACGTTCTTTGCTATTGCTTCTTTTAATGTTTCTGTTAGTGGTTCAAATAATGCGTCCCAAATAATACAGCCAAATTCAGGCTTTTCAAGCCTTTCGCCCTGTCTTATGTGGAAATGATTGAGCAAATCTTGCTTTATGAGTCCTATATCATAGAGTGCAAAAGATTTGTTACCAGGATTAACAGTAGATGTGCCTCTATAAGCTCTAGATGGAACTTTAGGTTTAGGTGCATCTGGTGCTTGTACCTTAATATTTTTATATAAATCTTTTTCTACACTGCTCATAATACTATTTAACCTATTATAACTTGCGTTGCACCAACATCTCTCACGTGTCCGCAACTATCTTCATCGCCTTGTCTATTAATTGGAACACCACCTATTGTTGCTAGTGTGTTTCCATTGGCTGTTTCTGGGCTTGCATGTTCTCCTATTCCGTGTGGTTCTATAGGATCACCGTCTGTAGCGACAGGCTGTCCTCCTACACTAACCAATGTTTGCTTTGTTCCATTGATTTGTGCACCAGCATCGTTCTGATCACCTAACCTATGTATTTGCCCTGGCATTATACTGTTGTATCCTCTGATCCTGTAGTTGCTACTGCTGAAGTACCATCAATTGGCACATCATATTTTGCAGGAACTGCCCAATTACGTTTAATACTTTTAACATATTGGCTCTTACTATTGAATTTATAATTACTTACTTTTGCATTGTTACCTTGATTACCACCTAGTACTTTTATAACTCCATTAGATGTTATTTCTTGTACAAATCCTATGTGGCCTCCTGAACGTGTTTTAGATTTGAATATTACAACGTCCCATTTGCGAATATTGCTGTTAACTCTCCAGTCAACTTCACTACCCCATTTATACCATCCTTGACTACTCATAGTTTTTAACGTTGGTATTCCTGCTGTAAATAATGCCCAACTAACAAAAGCCGCACACCAAGCATATGCCATAGCACTACTATCTCTTGTGTACGCATTACCACAGACTTTATAACATTCTAAAATTCTTGGATTTCCAGGATTACCTCTTTCTCGCCAATCCTGAGTAAGGACATTTGTTAAAAGTGCATCTAGTTTTTCCCAACCTGGACCGTCAGGCAAAGGACCTGGTTCTATATTAGGATCTAACGGAGGTAAATTACTACTGTTTACATATCCGCCGCCACTTGGTCCTGCTCCTGTTGGTGCAGGATAGTCACCTTCTAAATCTAAATAGTTGTATCTATTAGCTTCTATTAATTCATTCCAACCTGCGTTATCTTGAATTTGTGCTGGATTTACAACTGGACTATTTGGTATTAAAATTTGACACATACTATACTCCTATTGTCCTGTTTGGATCTCTAACCCAGTCTGGATCAAATTTACCACTTGGTAAAAACTTGGCTTTGTAATATCCTTCATCTTTTGGTCTACCTAATCTGTAGCCACCTTCTGTTCCTGCGATTGCCATTCTAAAGTTTCCTAAATAACCTCTACCAAAGTCTTTATATCGTTCTTTTAGATAAGCCGCTGTAACTTTTACACTTGCATCTACGTCAGTTAATAATAAAGTAGGATCATCAATAATTTTTACACCAAAAGGATTATATTCACTTACAAGACCTTCGTCTATTAAACCTGCTAATTTACCATAACGTTGATAATTTGCTTTACCTGTTAATTGAATTAGTCCTCTACCAATAAACTTGCCGCCATCACCTGGTGTAGTATTTCCCATACCAGGACCTATACTGCTTGTGTTTCCATATACTAATTCAAAGAACTGTGTTTTATCTGCCTTAATACTTGTTAGTTGTGCATCACTAACTGTACGTGCCGCACTAAAAATAGAACGTATTCTGTCATTACTTGTGCCAGCATAACTAGATTCTGTTTTTAATTGAAGTGCAGATTCTGTTTCTGCACATGCTATCGCACTGTATACTTGTTCTTCATTAAATCCTTCTGCTGAAAGTGCCGCCGCAAATTTACGTGACAGTTCTTGTTTACTAATTTTTGTTGCAGGTGGATCTGGTGGAATATCTGCCGCCGCTGTAGGATCAAAGTTTGCACTACCTTCAGGCGAACCGCTACTATTATAACTGTTTGGTAATGAACCAGATTCAACAACTGTACCTGCCGGTCCACGTTTGAATGTATCTGGTGTACTAGGTGGGTAAGTTTCACCTTGTTGATTACCTGCTCTAATATTTTCTGAACTATATTTCGCAGGATCCATATTTTCATGTTCGAACCACGGTTCATGTTGCGGTCTTCTTGATGTACTTAATGCTTGTTCAGGTGGTGTAGGATCAACAACATATGGTGCCGCTGGTATAGTAGCACTATCTGGTGCAGTTGGTTCAATATTTTGTATGTCAATACTAGCATCACTTTTTACATAAACAATGCCTGTTCCTTTAATATTGAAACTTTCACCTGATGAAAATCTTGTTTCTTCGCCTGCTTTGATATTGAAGTTTGTATCTGACTCTTGTTTTATATCGCCTAATGCTTTTATATCAATAGTTCCATCTGTAGATACTTTAATACTTGCACAAGATTCTATACCTAAAGTTGTAGCACTTCCTATTGCCATATTACCAGTACTAATAAAACTACCTTGTCCTTGTGAAGCCATCATTGTATTGCCTTCACTAAAAGTTACCATGTTAGAACTAGTATTCAAACTTATGTCTTTACTTGCATTAACACTATACGTAGTTCCACTTATTAAATTTGTACTGTCAAAACTACTTTGTCTAATTTTGTTTGCTACTACATTTACATCTTGTCCTGCTGATAAGTTAATATCTCTGTCTGCTGTAAAATTTAAATCTTGTTGCGAGTGTACACTTACACTATCTGCCGCATAGATATCAATTTTACCATTACTAGTCATTTCAATCCATGCTGTACCTCTACCGTTTGCTATGTAAATCAAATCTTCTGAGTTATGCATTAAAATTTGATGACCTGTACGTGTTCTCCATCTTACTAAATCATTAAAAGGTAGTGTTTGGTCGCCACCTGCTTCATTTGCTTCTTTGTTGACGTATTCCATAGCAGTATCTTTAGGAGAACCTTTTCTAATTAATCTATGATCTCCGTCGTCCATTACAAATGAACTTCCGCCTAATCTACTTCTAAAATAATCTACTGCTTGACTTGTTGGACCGTATTTGCCTTTAGGTGCACCTTGACGTTTATCTAAAGGCCCTGGTGTACTCCAACCAAAAACATTACTAGGAACTTCACGTCTTGCTCCTGTGGTTGTTACACCTCTAATTTCATCTTCAATTAATCCGCTTTGGTTTAGTTGATTTACACTGTCAATGTTTACAGGCTTTTTAAAATTAGTAGGATTTTGTCCTGTTTGATTTAACTTTTTATTAAATTCTCCAACTGGTAATTTTTTGCCTTGTAAGTCTGTTGGTGTTCCTTCTGTAGTAAGGGTAGTACTTGGATTGCCAGGAACCATAAAGTTCATGTATTCGTCTTGAACACAACCTATCCAGTATGCTTGGTTCATAGAACCTTCTGCAAAAATTACTAGTACTTTTGTACCTGGATCAGGTGGAACTGCCCAAAAACCATAACTTTGTTGTGTGGATCTATAATCATCATTTCTTGTATTACTAGCAACATCAGTTACACCGTAAAAAGGCATAAGGTATCTTGCAGTTATTATTTGTCCTTCTTCGTTTTTATCGTTACCGCTAAACTTGTTTGTTTGTAATTCTACACGTAAATCACCAGAGTGTCTTGGGTCAACATGACTTATAACTTTAGCGACATATGGACCTGGATTATGAATCGCTGGAGGAGCATAAGGGGTACGTCTATTGACTGGCATTAGAAGCCGCTCCTTCCGCTTTCTATTCTAGCTTTTATACGAGCACTTTCTTTTTCTGTAGCAATTTGATTAATATAAATTTCTTTCTCTTCAGCATTTTGAACATTAGATAGTTCGCCTGCAGATAGCTGTCCATCTTTATCTGTATCCAATATCTTAAATGCAATTTCTTCTTCTGTTGCTCCAGCCGCTCGCATTTCAGATCTAATTTTATCTTTTTCTGCTTTAATAGCAAGTAAGGATTGTTTTTCCGATGTAGCAACTGGTGTCAACTGCTGATTCTTACGTCTTATCATCATAAGTTCTTGTGTAAACTGTCCTCCACTAAAACTACTTGTTAGTGTGTTAACCATGTATAATCCACTGAAATTATCTACATTGACTGTTTCGCCAAAATCATAAAAACCGTTTTTCTTAATATCAACAGGTGTTTTAAAATTAAGCCTTATATCAACTTGCCCTGATTGATAATCCATTGTTGTATCAGATGTCAAATTAAAATATTCACTTTCTTTTGCATTGTAATTTCCCATGCCACTATCAGCAAGGTAATATGGATCTCCCCATATCTTCATAGTAGTACTAATTAAGTCTACGTCCGAGTTTATAAGAGCATCATTGAAACGTCTTGCTATTTCAACTTTACCTGTTTCTGATATTGCTCCAGCAGTACCGTTTGATGTTCCTAAAGTTGTGTTTACGGTTCCGCCATCTCCTTGTACATCTTCAGCCGCTTTTTTAATTACGTACTCTTGATTTGCTTCATTTTCTGATGCTGTGTTTGCTAATGAACTTAGATCTGTACTTGCTTTGTTTTTATTTGCTGTAGGACTAATTGCTTGGAAAAATGCGTTTTGGAATTGTAAATTAAATTCAAGCACATCTGTGTTTTTGCCAGTATACATATAATTATATTCTCTAGCAACTTGTCTTTCAAGAGCTGTATAACCTGAGTATGCTGTGTTAGGACTTGCAAATACACTTTGGTGTACTTTCCACGGTACAATTCTATAAACAATAACTCTTGGAGGTCTACCTGTTTGAGCTTCTTGTGTGCTATTATCTACATTATATATATTTGCTTCTATTCTAAACCAATCCACCATTCCTTTTTCATCTGGTATAGTATCTGGTCCACTGTTTTCTCCATATAAACTTATAAGCACTAAGTCTTCTAACATTTTTTGAATCTTAGTACCTTTTGCAAATTTAATACTTCTACGTTTAGGATCAATAGTGATATTATCTCTTTTTAGCAAACCATTTTCTTTGTCATAGTTAAAACTTGCTTGACCAAAAGGAACTGCTCCAGGACCTAGAGGATCAACAATGCTAATTTCTGCTTGTCCTATATCGTTTACATTTTCAGTATTTTCATTAAACTTTTTAATTGTTTCACTTAGGTTACTTCTTTTTAAAATGTATCCTTTTTGATTATATAAAAAGTTTCTATATTCTTGTATATTGTCAGCATCTATAAATGATCCTGTTTTAATACTGTCAATTGCTTTTTGTAAATCTGCATCGTTATATGTGTTTACTCTCCTTGCTGGAGGTTCGCCAAAATCGTAAGCATAATCTACAGATGCAGTTGCATGATCGTCTTCTTCAACGTTTGCTATTGCTTGGTTTACACTAGATCTATCTTTTGGAAAAATAAAAACATATTCATCTGGTTCAACACCTGACTGAGCTTCTACGTTTCTCAACAAGTGTGTGTTTATAACAGTTGCTAAACTACCTGCACCTGTCTGTACTAATTCATTTAATGTACGTCCAGTTATTTCTATATCAACAGGCATAGTTTGTACTGCATCACTAAATGCTTGATCATTAAATGGCACACCACGCATGTTATAGACGCTACCTTGTGTAGTAACTTCAAATTCACCGTTTATCCATTTGAAAGGAAAAATTCTTCTTGTTTTTGGTGCGTTCCAATGATTGTTATTACTATCCCAACCTACAAATTCAAACATTAGTGCATACGGTGCTTCTAAAAAGTTTCTATGTCCTGCTTCTCTAGCCGCGATTTGCATTGCTTGTACAAATAAGCCCATACTGTATGGCTCAATAATATCAAAGCTCATGCTTGTAGCATTTGTTCCTCTTGACTTTGGGTTAGGATGAATAATTTGTTTCATCTCAATATTGTCAATGTAAAATTCTATTTTTTTACCTTCACGTTCAAATGCTGTTAATACTTTTGCTTCTCCGGCGCCGCCTGAGCTTCTACAAACTACATGCTTCATTCCAGCTGTTCTATACGTAACATCTGGTGTGTTTAGTTCTGCACTGCTTAGACATGCTAACGTTACAATATAATTGTAACTTTTAAATGCATTTAAAGGATTTTTTAAAGGTCCAGGTAAAGGAGTACTTACTCCCGGAGCGTTTGTGTCTAAACCACTAAAGTCTATTCTTCCTGATCTTCCAAAATTAGATGCATTGTCTGACCAATAACTGTTTACACTCTGCATACCAGGACCGATTGATTTGGATGCTATTTCTGCTTCAAGATCTTTAAGGTCTGTTTCTATACTAATTTTTGTATTTTGTGCAGTAGGTATTTGCTCAAAAATTTCTGATAGTGTTTTGTCTTGTCCAGGTAATAAAGTTTCTACAGTTATTTCATCTGAGAATAAACCATTTGCCAGAGGCGACAAATCGTTTACAACAGTTCCTCCTAGTTCAGCAGTTTTACCTACTAGGTTAGAAATGTCTTTATCAATTTTTCCTAGTAAAGCGTCAGGGTTAAAATTTCTAGACACATTATATTCCTAACATTGTTCTTAACTTATCCCCTTGCGGTAGATAGATTTGGGTTCCAGGTAACATGTCATATATTGGATCTTTAATTACATCCATGTTCCGTTGTGCAAATACCCACCATAACTTAGGATCATTATATAAATCATATGCTAAAAGATCCGGACGATGAGTGTATTGGGGTTCAATAGTATAAAGAATATCATTTGTTTCTTGAGGTACAGGACGTATTTTAAAATGTCCTAAGTAAAAATTCCTTTGTCTGGTTTTTGCATAAGGACTTGTATCTTTGTAACTAGCCATTAAATAAATCCTCTACCTTGTAATATCAAATCACCTTTAACAAAATTATCTAAACTAAACTGTTCTACTTCTGCTCTACTGTAAGTAGGTTGTACTGTAACAGTAATTTGTGATTCAACAGGAGTAAAACTTACTCCTTGTCCTGATGAAACACCTCTATTGCTGTTTGTTGGTTGTCCAACTTGCGTTGCAATATAATCAACTTCTCCAGGAAGGTCTAATGTAAAGTTTGTAATTACTACAGGTACATCATTAAAAACATAATCGCCATATCCATTTAATTTTACTACAGGAGGAGGATTACCATTTTTAGATGATTGACCATAATACATTTTAGTAACACTACGTAGGTAGTGCAATACTGCTACCCAGTATTGAGCTTCTATTGCGTTCTGAATCACAAAAGGACCAGTAATAATCATTTGATCAATTTGGCTATTCTCATATGCATAGAAAGGATAATTAGTATGTACAGGTTGAATCGCTTGATAGTTTGCAGTATGCGACATAACTATTGACGGAGTAAATGGAAATGCAAGTCCATTTGTTGCAACCAGTGGTGCTAATAAAGGATTACCAGTGATAAAATTCGGATCTTCTGGTAGAGATAACTTAACTCTCCAGTCTTTGCCTTCAGTGCTTGTAAAAGATGCTGACTCGGCTTTGAAATCTGCATGTGGATTAGCATCAGGAGCGAGATTTTTACTACGATTGTTTTTTGCAAAGCCAGCAGGATTAGCTGATATAGCCGCAAAGTCCATCTCTGTTTCTTTAACAAGATTGACTGCGTCCTGCGCCATGCCTTTTGCTTTGTCTGCTAGGCTGTCGTATGTTACATTATCGAATATATTCGGTTCTGGCATAATAAAATCTCCTACTACATTATTTAGTTGACAAAATTAACTGCATAGTTTATAATATATATAAATTTAGGAGAAACATGTGAAAAGAGTGAATTACTTAAACAACAAAGACATATTAAAAGAGATACACAAATCAAAATCAACATTTTGTAGTTTTGTAGATCCTTCTTATGCACAGTACGACATAATACTACCTAGTGTAGACAAAATAAACATACGTACTATAGCAGAAGCAAAGAAAAACAAAGCAAAAAGACTAACACTAGAAGATTACGACAACAAAAAAGCCCAGGGCATAAAAGTTAAACAATCAGACTGCACAGTAGATTATAGGAAAATGCTGAAAGAAGACTTAGTTTTCCGTATAATGACATATGATCATATCCCAGAAGAGCCCGGACGTAAAAAAAATCCAAAAACTGTAGCAGATACTAAAGAAAAATTAAATTTTCCACCATTTGTTCACTACAAATTTAATGAAGACGGCGAACTAGTAGTAGTTGGCAAGTCACATTGGGAAGGTGGTATGGATAACGGTTATTTTAACAAGAAGCACGGTAAAGCAACAGACAAACTTGCTAGGATGTGGATGAAACTATGTGATAGATACGGTACCAGAGGTAATGTAAGAGGTTATACCTACAACGATGAAATGCGTGGTCAAGCAATATTACAACTTGCACAGATAGGTTTGCAGTTTGATGAGTCTAAATCAAACAATCCTTTTGCATATTATACAGCCGCAGTAACAAATAGTTTTGTTAGAGTCATTAATATAGAAAAACGTAATCAGAACATTCGAGACGATATTCTTGAAATGAACGATATGAATCCAAGTTACACCCGTCAAATTCAAGGCGAGTGGGAAGCACAACAAAAAAGAGAAACAGAACTGGCAAAAAAGTAATTTTTTCACTTGACACAGAAACATTATGAACGTATAATGTTATAGATTATGGAAAGAGGTACATATTTTGTTCAAAAAAGCGGCAGTCTTTACTGATATACACTTTGGTTTAAAGGGTAACAGTAAAGTACATAACGAAGACTGTGAAGCATTTGTAGATTGGTATATTGAGCAAGCTCAA